GGTGTATTCCAAAGCTGGATGAAGTCGATCTTAATGTCGATCTCCGGCTCTGTCAGACTGGTCGTATCGATATAGTCCTGTGCATACTCCCGCAGAGCTGCTTCGGATGGTCTTTCCTGAAAAGCACTGGTGCAGTCCAGCACCGTAATCTTCTGATACGGCACAGATTTTCGGCTGACCATGACCACTTTTTCCGGCAATTCCATGACCGCCTGCGTTTCGTTGTCTACCCAGTACGGATGCACTCCTGTAATGGTGTTTTCGATGGATTTCTCCATCTTGAAATCCGTCAGATTCTTGCCGTAGACGATATGGACATTGTGGTCTGCACCTCTGGCCTTATGGAACTTGACCATATAGCGGTCCCACTCGAATTCTCCTCCGAAAGTATCCAACACAGAACCATCCATACCTCCCAGACAGTTACGGAAAGATGCCGGAACGGACACAGTAAACATTGCGCTGGAAACCACATCTGTCCAGACTGAGAACGGACACTCAGAAGCAGCATGGCTTTTCAGCCCCTGTATTGCTCCTGCGCACCCACTCACTGAGAACGGCGACACGGTGATAAAGTTCAGCTGATAGGAAATGTGCCGTGCCTGCACTTCCAGCTTCCCGTCAATGGGAGTGGTGATCTTATAGATTCGGAACGGCTGTGGCTGCATCGTGTCGGATGGCTTGGCAAGGATGATATTCCCCTCCTCCAGCATTTCTGCATGGATGCCATCTGCCGGGCATACCAGCTTCAGTTCATAGCTGCCGTTTCGTTTTTCGGTCACAGTACAGGACTGTGCATCTGCCAGCTTTCCGATGCCGTTGTGATTGAACTTTGTTTCTCTGGAATCATATAAACACGGGATCACTGGCTGCACCTCCCCTCAAAGCGTCCACCAGCGGGGAATGACTTCCACCGCTGTGATACCGCCCGTCCATGTGATCTGTGTTTTGCCCTCCGGCAGTTCCGGGAAATCATCCGAGAGGATGGTTTCATTACAAAAGCCGAAGGCATTGTAGGCATTGTGCGTCTCACAGTTGAGCAGCACATAGTCCTTGATACTGTGGATGGTAATCTTCTCCTCACCCACATACAACTCACCGCCAGAATCTCCGTAGACCTTGAAGATGGGCTGTGCCGGAAACGCAAAGGGATTCTTTAAGGTCGCTCTGCTCTCCAGCCGAATGCTCCGCTGTCCGTCCACGCTCCAACGCTGGGGCTTACAGTTGAAAGTCAGCTCCATCTCGGCGGCTTTCAGGGCAGTGACATCAAAGGCAAGCGCATCCTTGCAGACTGCCATCCGGAAGAAATCCGGGTCGTAGGTGTCCTGCAACTTCTGGTACCCAACCGGCGAGAGCAGCCACGCCTTGACTGCTGCGGTCTTAGCTGGCAGACCGTTGAAGAAAAATGCCTTATATTTGATATCCACGTTCTGATACCTTCTTCTGCCTGCCTTTGCATTCTCGGTGAGGATGTCCCCATTTCTGCCGGGTACAGAGGTACTCTCCACATCCGCAGCCGGGGAATCATACACACCGGGGCCAGACAGATATAACAGGAAGTCTTTGCTGGACTTCCCAGCAAAGGACAGATACTGTCTGGCATATCTGCCTTTGAGCTGAAACTGTGATACTGTCTGCTTTGGGGCATCGTAGCCCATACGCATTTACCTCCTCTCTTACTTGAAGACTGAATCGTCCTCATGGATCATGCCGTTGATCTTATCGGCAACAGTCTGTGCCAATTCGTCATCGTTCCGGGCATTGTAACCGTTGACCGTGATATACACACCGCCAAGGTTGGTCGTCCGAGTCGTACCACCTTCGGCCAGAGCCGCCTGTGGGAAGTTCCAGCCAGAGCCATCAAAGTGCGGCAGAGTTAGTTCCGGCAGGCTGAAGGAACTGATGCCCTCCATACCCTGCTGTACCTTTGCTGCCATCGACTTGATCTGGCTGATCAGTCCCCCCTCGCCTTTCTTGATGCCACCAGTCAACAGCTTCATGAAATCCGGCATATAGGTGTCCGCATCTGCTAGAGGTCCTTCATCCGGCACAGAAAAATGCAGGAACGAGCGGATACCGCTTGCCACACTCTTGACCGCATTACCGACCCAGCTGACGCCCTTTTTGATGCCGCCCGCGATACCGCCAACGATGTCTTTACCCCAGCTGACCGCCGAAGAAGCCACATTCTTGATACCGCCCCAGATAGACGATGCTACACTGCCAATGGCGGATGCCGCATTGGAAATACCATTCTTGATGGCATTGACACCATTCGTGAATACCGAGGTGACCTTGTTCCAGATATTTGTGACACCCTCCCGGAAGCCATCGCAGTTTTTCCAGAGTGCGGTCAGTCCCAGACCGATGCCGCCGACTGCTGCTACTGCAATGCCAGCAGGGCCCGCCAGACCAGCGAGTGCTGTACCTGCCGAAGCAAGGAATCCACCTGCGGAGCTTGCTACACCTGCAAGGGCTGTTCCTGCACCAGCAGCCAGACCGGATACTGTCGTGCCCACAGAGCCGAATAATCCTGCGATTGCAGAACCGGCAGAACCAGCAATTCCACCCAATGTGGACCCCACACCAGACAGAAGCCCGGAAAGACTGCCGCCTAAGCCGCCGATCTTCGATACCACACCAGAGAGCAAACCGCCCAGATTCGACAGGATTCCACTGCCGCTGGAACCAAGGCTTCCCAGCTTCGAGAGGATGCCGGAAATTCCCTGACCCAGACCACCCATCTTGGAAGTCAGCCCGGAGATCAAGTTGCCAAAGTTCGACACGATCTGACCACCATCTGCACTCCCGATTTTCGACAGAAAACTGCCGATGTTGGACAGCAGACCGCCACCGTTCTCTGTGCCGAGGACATTGCCAAGGTTCTGCATCGTACTTCCAAGGTTTCCGATGGTGTTCTTCATGGAGCCGAGCTTGTCAACAAGACCCGTGACCGTATTGACCGTGTCACCGACCTTGCTGATGCCGTTGCCGAGACTCTTTAAGAAATCCGAGTTGAAGGTATCGCCAAGACTGCGAATTGCGTATCCAAGGGAACTGGTCTGAGAACTCAGCTCACCGATGGATGTTTTCATATCCGCAAAGCCCTGCTGTACCTCATCGCTCATATTTCCGACTGCGGCTTTGGTGATCCCCTGTAAATCCGTCCAGAGCTGCTGGAACTGGGTCTTCACCCCGGAAAGCCCGGACATGAGCTGGGTTTGGATACCGCTGCCCACATCCCTTGCGGCACTTCCGATACCGCTCTGGCTTCTCTTGATCGTGGTGGCAAAACTGCCGACCACAGAATCCATCCAGTCGCCCAGGGAATCCACCGGGGTCGTAAGGTTATCACTCATGGAACCGGCAAGCCCCTGCACGGCTTTCACTACCGACTTGACATTCTTCTTAATGCCTGTCGCCAGCAGTTTCATGAAGTCCGGCATATAGGTGTCCGCATCGGACAGAGGACCTTCATCTGGCACTGAGAAGTGAAGCAGACTCCTGACCCTGCTTGCGACATTTTCTGCCGCTGCGATCACGGAACCGGCTGCCGCACGAACACCGGCCGCCATCTGGGAACAGATATCTGCGCCCCAACGGTACGCCGAAGAAGCAATCGAACTTAAGGAATTGAAACTGCTCTTGATGTTTGCCACGCCGGAAGACACCGTACTGCGCAGATTCGACATTGCCGAGGATACCGTAGACTTCACATTATTAAAGGTGGAGTTAGTCGAGGACTGTACCCCGCTCCATCCACTCGTTACAGTCGTGCGGACAGCAGACACAGAAGAAGTCGTAAGGCTCTTGATGCTGTTCCATGCAGTCGTGATAACCGTTTTGATGCCGTTCCAGCTGGTATTTGTCAGAGTTTTTACTGCATTCCATGCGCCTGTCATGGAAGAACGGACAGCAGCGGTCGCCGAGGTGGTAAGAGATTTGATTCCATTCCACGCCGCTGTGATGACGCTCTTGATGCCGTTCCAGCTGGAAGTGGTCAGCGATTTCACCGCATTCCATGCACTTGTCATGGAGGATTTCACTGCTGCCGTTGCAGAGGTCACATTGGACTTCACGGCCGAGAAGCTATTCTGAATGCTGGACTTGATGGTATTCCATGTGCTGGTGGTGCTGGTCGTGATCGAACTCCATGCGGATTTCATCGTGGCACTCACACCTGCCGTGCCAGTTCGTACCGTCTGGCTGATGACTGTCCAACTCTGGCTGTATGCCTGCTCCACTCCCCTCATGGAGTTTGTGATGGATGTAGACAGCGTGGTGGACAGGTTTTCAGCTGCTGCGGTTACAAGGCTGGTGTTGGCGTTGATGCCGTTTGCCAAACCCTGCATGAAGTCCGGCATCCAGCTTTCCATATCTGCCAGAGGCCCTTCGTCCGGCACCGAGAAATGCAGGAACGAGCGAATCCTATCTGCCACACCCGTCACCGCGCTTGCCACATCCTGAATCCTCGACTGGATACCCGACACGATGTTGCCGATCATGTCTGAACCCCACGAGAATGCCTGCCCTGCCAGTCCCTTGATAAAGGACACCGCATTGTTGAAGCCATTGGTAATCGTGGTGGTAATTCCAGAAATCGTGGTAGAGATACCGGATTTCATGGCATTAAATGCCGTGGTCGCCGCTGTCTTGATGCTGTTGCTGAGGGTCGATACTGTGGATTTCATGGCATTCCAGCCGGAAGAAATCACCGTCTTAATGCTATTCACCACACCAGAGATCCGGCTGCTGATTGCCGACCAGATGGAAGAAACTGTGGACTGGATTGCAGAAAGAACGGTACTAATGACGGTCTTGATTGCATTCCATGCCGTACTCATCCGGGTCTGGATGCCTGTCAGCAGTGGAGACAGGAACGATACAATGGCATTCCACACCGTTGTTACTGCTGTCTGAATCGCAGTCAGCACAGTGGAGATTGCTGTCTGGATGGCTGTCCATACCGTAGAGAAAGTCGTCTGCAATCCGGTCAGAATCGGAGTCACAAAGGCGACGATGGCATTCCAAATTGAAGTAATCTTCGTCTGGATAGCTGTCAGTGCCGCGCCGATCAGGATCTGGATTGCCTGCCAGATGGTTTCAAACAGGTACTTGAACGCATCCAGCAGCGGCTTAATGGTGTTGTAGATGCCGTTCCAAACCGTAGTGATAGTCGTGCTGATGGCATTCATGACCGTAGAAATTGCGGTCGAAATCGCCGTCCACACAGTTGTCACCGTGGTATGGATCGTATTCAGCACGGAAGAAACTGCTGTGGAAATGGCAGTCCAGATGGTGCTGAAGGTCGTCTGGATGGAAGTCAGGACAGTCGTAAAGAAGCCCGAAACGGCAGTAAACACATTCGTTGCAACACTTTGGATAGCCGAAACTGTGCTTGAGAAAAAGCTGCTGATTCCGCTCCACACCGTCTCGAAGAAACTCTTGATGCTGCCCCAGACCGTCTGCCAGTCTGTACCGAACAGACCGAGGAACACATCCAGCGCGCTTTTCAGTGCCGTAAGGGTCGTGGAGAAAATGGATTTCACGCCATCCCAGATACTGGAGAAAATGCCCTTTGCTGCTTCCCATGCGCCGCTCCAGTTGCCGGAGAACACATTGGAGAAGACATCGAACAGACCGAGCAGCGTATCCAGAACCACACCGAGGATGGTGGCAATATTCTGGAATGCTCCCTCGAACAACGGTGCAAGCACCTGACAGAATCCGTCCCAGACGGCTTTCAGCACCTCAGTGACATCCTTGAAGTCAAAGCCCAGCCCGTTGATCCGCTGTGTCAGCTGATCGCAGAAGCCTTTCACCTTGGAAACAATGTCGTTCCAGATGCCAGTGATGGCGGTGCGGAACTCCTCATTGGTGTTCCAGAGGTTCATGAAAGCCGCCACCAGCGTACCGATGACTGCTACCACTGCTACGACTGGCCCGGACAGTCCGCCCAGAACCACACCCAACTTACTGAACACACCGCTGGCACTGCCCACATGTGTGATGAGGAGCCGGACGCCTTTTGCAAGAGAACTGAATCCCCGCATCGCTGTACCGACCGTCGATATGGTCTTACCCAGAACAATAAGCAGTGGGCCGATGGAAGCAGCCAGCAGTCCGATCTTGATGATCGTTTCTCTGGTGCTGTCATCCATGCTGTTGAGCTTGTCCACGAACTGCTGCACCGCCGACACGATCTTGCGGATGGTCGGCATCAGGATATCGCCAAAAGAAATAGCCAGCTCCTCCAGCTGAGATTTCAGGATGGTGAGCTGACCATTTAAGTTGTCCTGCATGGTTTCCGCCATGCTCTCAGATGCGCCATCGCAGTTTTCAATGGCACCACGGAGTTTATTGATATCTCCCTCGCTGGCATTCATCAGGGCAAGGAAGCCAGACATCGCATTCTTGCCGACCAATGCCTCTGCATTGGATGCCTTCTCGGATTCGGTCAAACCAGAGAATGCCACACGGCAGTCTGCAAGAATATCATTCAGACTTCTCATGCTTCCGTCTGCATTGCTGGTGGCAATTGTAACTTCACCGATGTTCTTACCCACAAAGGTCACTTCACCGGCAAGGTTGTTCATGATGGAACGCAAAGAAGTACCGGCCTGCGAAGCCTTGATACCGCTGTTTGCCATCAGGCCGATGGCTTCTGCGGTATCTTCTGCCGAGAATCCCAGCGCACCGGCAATAGGCGCACAGTATTTGAACGTCTCGCCCATCATGGACACATTGGTATTCGCATTGGAGGAAGCGGCGGCAAGAATATCCGCAAAATGCCCGGAATCCGAAGCAGACAGGCCAAAAGCGGTGAGGGCATCCGTGACGATATCCGAGGTCGTGGCGAGGTCTTCACCGGAAGCAGCCGCAAGGTTCATGATGCCCTCGATACCGCCTAGCATGTCGGAGGTTTTCCAGCCGGCCATCGCCATGTATTCCATCGCGGAGGCAGCCTCCGATGCGGAAAACTTGGTCTTCGCACCCATCTCACGAGCCTTTGCTCGAAGCTGGTCGAAGTCATCTCCTGTCGCACCGGAAATAGCAGAAACCTTGCTCATCTCGGCATCAAAGTCGGCTGCGGTTTTCACTGCCGCTGTGCCAAGGCCAGTCACTGCTGCAGTCACGGGCAAGAACTTCTTACCTACATTTTCGACTGAAGAACCGAGATTCTGAAGTTTCTCTCCGGCTTCATCGATCTTGGCGAGGGTCGCATTGGTAGTCGCAGCCTGGTCTTGCAGAGATTTCAGATTCTGCTCGGTCTCAGCAATCTCACGCTGGAGCGCATCGTACTGCTGTTGGGTGATTTCACCGTTGGCAAGTTGCTCATTTGCCTGCTGTGCAGCAGTTTTCAGAGTTGCCAGCTTTTCCTTGGTGGCTTCAATTGCATCCTTGAGCATCTTCTGCTTCTGGACGACCAGTTCTGTGTTCGAGGGGTCCAGTTTCAGGAGTTTGTTGACATCCTTCAGTCCGGACTGCGTCCCCTTGATTGATTTGTTTACACCTTCCAGTGCTTTGGAGAGCTTTGTGGTATCGCCGCCGATCTCGACGGTGATGCCCTGGATTCTGGATGCCATGCGGATGACCACCTCCTTCTGAGCATAAAAAATGCCCATCTGCACAGGGCAGACAGGCTAAGACGATAAAACAATATACTCGTAAGTTACTAACTCGTGAGTTACTTTTTAGAAGCAGGCTTTTAGCTTTGAAATTTACAAATCTTTCGTTGCTATACGCCGAAAAAAGAGCTATACTTAAATTGAGAAATTGTACTCAAAGGAGGTATGCTCTATGAGTGAATATAATATTGACATTGCCGATATGCAGTGCTGGGTTTTCCGCATGGCTCAGTCCAAATGGAAAATGTCCCCCAGCGATTGCGCTGAACTGTTTAAGAAATACGACATACTTGGATTTATCGCTGACTGCTATGACATTCTTCATTTGAACGGTTACGAATGTGCTTTACACGATGTCGAAACCCTGCTCAAGAATCGAGGTGTTACCGTATGATAGGACTTGAAGATGGTATTCTGCTTTACCACGGAAGTTATGTCAGTATTCCCAACATCGACTTGAAACGTTGTATGGGTGGTCTCGATTTTGGTCGTGGTTTTTATTTAACCTCGTCTTATGAACAGGCATACAACTATGTTCAGCTTTCTGTTCGCAAAGCAAAACATATCGGTGCTGTACCAGAAGACTTTGATCCAGCGGACGGGCAGATATCCGTTTACAAATTTCACTATGACCCCAATATTCTCGCTTACTTTTTTCAAGAACCCAGTATCGAATGGCTACATTTCGTGGCAGCCAACCGAAAGAAAGATCTCTTTCCGCAGCTCCTGAAAAAATACAGCGTAATTGATATCATCGGTGGAAAAATTGCCGACGATCAAACGGCGCGTACCCTTCAGATTTATATCAGTGGTGAAGGTGCCGGTGAACCTGGAACTCCAAAAGCAGACAAAGAAACTATTGAAAGACTTTTACCCAACCGTCTCAAGGATCAGTTTTGTTTCAGAACTCAGGATGCCGTTGAGCATCTTGAATTTATAAGGAGTGACCGCTATGGCGACATCAAATTGTGATAATGCTATAAACTATAAGTCTACAGACTCTCAAAAAGAATGCTGCGCAGTAATTGCGATGCGCGAAGCTGTAGAAACTCTTGCTGCACGAGAAAAAATTTCTTATGAAGAAGCTCTTCTTCGTTTCACAAGTTCTCGTGCATATGAAGCCCTCTTTGATTTTGACACAGAGATTTGGAAAGAAGGCTCTGATTATCTGCTGAGTCTTTATGATTACTGCACTTCTAAGAAGACTGCATAAAAATAAACCCACAAGAAGGAGGTGGTTTTATGAGCGAGGTTATCATCGATGACTCGCAACGCGAAATGTGCGCTGTACTCGTTATGCGTACTATGCTCACAGATTACTGTGATGATACTGGTGTTTCGTTCAACGATACCTTTTTTCGCTTTGTAACCTCTCCCGCATATAAAATGTTATTCGATTATTCCACAGGACTTTGGATGGAAGGTCCAGACTATCTTCGAGAGGTTTTCGAAGACACCATCAATCCCACATCAGATTTCAACTTTTCTGAGGAAGAAATCACTCGTATCAAAAAATCAGTTCAGGAACTAAAGGCCGGCAACGGAACAGCTCACGACCTGATTGAAATGACTGACTAAAAATCACCAGACGGTTGTGCTTATTTCATTCACGAGATAAGCACGGTCGTCTGGTTTTTGCTTTAGAACCGGTCGAAATCCGACTGACTTGCCAGCTCCTTGTACGGATAGTCGTCGTTCTGCTTCTCCGTGAACATATCATTGACCAACCCGATGGTCAGCAGGTCGAGGTCGGCGATGCTGATACCGAGCTGCACACAGCGCAGCAGAAAGAGCGGGGTGGTCATTTCCCGCTCACTTTTGCGAGGTTTTTTCGGGATTCTACCTCCGTCTGCACATTCAGACCCCACAGTTCAATCAGCTGGGGCAGAATCTGATAAATGGAGAAGGTGTTGAACTGGTCAAGGAACTCCTCCGGGCTGTCCGGTACATTCTCCGGGTCTGCATGACGGGCCATCAGCCATGCCAGATCCTCGAACATCTCCAGACTGAACAGGTCAAGGTTGGAATTGTCCTCATCGTTCTCGCCCACGCTCTTTTCCAGCTGGCGCAGGTCTTTGTAAATGTCACGGCCAAACTTAATGCGATACAGACGAGGCACAGCGGCACTTGCCTTAAAGGTGACTTCCTTGCCATCAATCTCGATTTTCTTCGTAACTGCCATAATCGTAATCCTCCAAAAATTTCATGTAAAATTGGCAGAGCCGAAGCCCTGCCGTATATCGTGTTTCTTACTCAGCCGGGTCGATGCTCACCAGAGCACTGCTACCACTGACGGTAGGCAGCTTGCCGTCCCACTTCTGAATCTTCTGGTAATCGATCAGCGTATCGGACAGGCTCTCTGCGATCTTACGGTTTGCCTCGGCCTGTGCTTCTGCGGCAATGGAAGTCTTCTGGGCCTCTGCTTCCGCATTGGTGATTGCCACCTGTTTATCGGCTTCTGTCTTGGCAATAGCGGCTTCGTTTTCAATCTTCTGCTTATCCGCATTCTGCTGTGCAATGGACTTCTGCTGGATGGCTTCGTTGTAAGCGTCCTCAAAGTCCATCTCGTTGATGACCACCTTGTTCACGAACACAACGCCCTCGCCGTATTTCTGCACGAGGGATTCCGCCAGCTTCTGCTGTGCCAGAGGTTCAATTTTGGTACGGTTCGTCACCTCATTGGGACCAAGTTCGGCCATCGCAGACTTGATGGCAGATGCTACCAGTTCATCACCGACCAGATTCTTGATGTCGGACACATTCGCATACAGCCATGCGCTCTTTTCAGGAAGCACCTGATAAGTCACAATGACGTCAGCGGCATACACCGGGGTCTTGTCGGAGGCTTCGCCCCAGACCTGCGCCTCGATGTGCTTATCCTGCTGCTTGTTGTTGACCTTATGGATGCTCTGCACAAAGGGAATGCAGAAGTTGAGCTTGCCGCTCTGGATGGTGGTCTCCTGGATCTGACCGAAACTTGTCTTCACGCCGGTGTATCCTGTGGGGATAATGCTGAACGAACAAACCGCCAGTACCAGAACAATCATCACTGCGAACAAGGGAAAAATCTTCTTCATAGTCGTGTACTCCTATTATAATAATGTAGGCAGAGCCGAAGCCCTGCGGTGTGTGCCGGTCACTTAACCCTGCGGCTCTTCTTCCGTCTGGCTGGGGTCTGTTTCACTGACAGCCTCTGCCTGCGGCTCGTAGACCGCTTCGTACCACTTGTTGTAAACCTCATCGGTGGTGTTGGTACCGGTCTTTGCCTTGACATAGCCATTTGCCAGAGGAGTTGCCTGCAGGTTCAGGGTGTCTGTCTTGACCTCCTTACTGTCCTCGTTCGTCTCACCCTCAATGGACGGGCGGCTCGCCACACAGTTGTACAGCACATGGCGGATATGACGCTGATCGCCGTCGAACTCGAACAGGAATGCGAAATGTTCCAGTTCCACGTTGGCATTCTCTGCCAGAACACCGTTGCCATCCAGTTCCTCGTGCATGATGTCCGTGAGAAAACTCTCCGGGATCAGGGCAATTTCCAGATCACCCTCGTAGCCGGAGTTGTTATTCACGACATAGTAGGCGATGTTGTCCGCATAGAACGGCTCGATCTCACCGTTAGCATCCATCGACAGGCTGACTGCACCGGGGATGCGGACCGGCTTTGCATAGGTGACACTGCCATCTTCGTCAAAGGTTGCCTTGGCATAATGGCAGTTCTTCAGGCCAAATTTGACCTTATTGCTTTTCTTCGACATAGTGTTCCTCCCATAAAAATATCCTGCACGAACATCACACAGTCAGCTCATACAGGACTTCATACATCTTTTCGGTTTCGATCCAGACCTCGCTTTTCTCATAGTAGAGTTCATGCGCAGTCAGGACTTCTTCAATATTTGCTTCCATATCCGGGTCTTTATAATCGGTGTACACCTCAATATCCAGCCGGTTGAAATGGTGGTACACCAGGTTGTCTGCACTGAAGTTCTCGGCTTTCGGATACAGAAAGCAGATAAACGGTGGATCGGGACTCTCCCCTTCTGCGAAATGGTCATACGCATAGGGAAGCCCCATCTCCTCCACCAGAGCTTTCACTTCTTCGTGGGTCATGTGTGCCTCCTATTTCAGTGCCTTTTCGATCAGGGATTGGAGTTGCTCAATACCAGCCTGCTCCGCTGGGGCAATATGTGGTCTGGCAGCCACCCGGCCACCGCCGCGCTTGGCATGGCCTTTTTCCAGCAGGTGTGCCAGTTGGTAACGGTTCTTGGAATGCACCACCATCTGAAGGCTCTGGCTGGACTCTAACTGTTTGGTCGCCACCCAGCTTTCCTTGTACCGACCTGTTCTGGATGGCGCGCCAGACTGTATCTGCTCTTTGACCGTTTTCGCAGACTTACGGACAGCTTTCTTGACCTCCGTGGAGGCAAGCGTCGCGTACTCTTTCAAGCCTTCGTTGATGGCGTCTGCCATCTCATCAATGCTGACGGTTCTGCTCATCCGGCTGCCTCCTTTCCAATCGACAATGAATTTTCAAGATCTTTTTCTGATAATTCATTGGGTCAACGGATTCTATATTGTAGAGCTGCTCCCTGAAACGGATGCGGTAACCTGTTGATGTGAGATTTCTTGTCTCACGGCACCATCTCACCGAGAACACCACGCTCTTCTGCTCGGCTGTGACCTCACCCTCTTCTTCCTGCGCCTGATAGGTCGAAGCGTAGGCGAAGCAGGTGAAATATTCCTCCCATGTATTCCGATGGTTTCCAACTTTATCGGTCATGACTGTGCTTTTCTCAATCGTGATCCGCTCATTCAGTTTTTCGATCATCAGAACACCCCCTCCCTCACAGCAAACAGAATGGAACGAAGTGTCAGCATCAACTGATGATGGTCGGCTTCGTCCCGGTGTTCATACAGATACCCCAGCGCATACAGAATCGCCACACGGCAGGTGCTGCGCAGGGCTTCCAGTTCCCTTGTGGGCTGTATCCCGTTCTCGGCATCCCGGTCAGCGGCATTGACTGCTTCCCACTGGTCTTCCGACAGGCGTCCCACATCCTTGCACATCTGCTCCGCAGAAGATAAGAGGATGCCGATCAGGGCATCTTCATCACTGCTATCCACGCGGAGATACGTCTTCGCTTCGTAAAGCGGAATCAGTGCCATGACCAGCATCCTCCTTTCTTAGCCCTGCGGTGCCATCTGCAGAAGCTGTACAGCTTCAGGCAGGATCAGCTTGCCATCGACACGCTGGGTGGTCAGGAAGCCGACCTGATCAGTACGGGCATACAGCTCGTTCAGGCGGCGGAAGGTGCGGTTCTGGCGGTCAGCCACCCAGTAGTAGCTGTAATCGCCAAAGGCCATGACCTTGCTGCCGCCCTTGATCTCCGGCATAAAGGCGGAAGTCTTCAGCGGACGGTTCAGCAGGGTATCAGGCTTGCCAATCTCCAGACCCGGCTTCCAGATATAGTTGCCGTTGTTGTCCTTGATGGCCATTAGCTGCAGCACCAGAGCCTCGTTGCAGAGGAACTGTGCTTTCTTGCGGTACGGAGCCTTCAGAGCGTAGTAGAGCTTGAAGATCTCATCGAAAGACACGGCATCCTTCTTGCCGGCAGTCACACCGACCTTGGCGCCGCCAGTCTCCGCCAGCAGCCCCAGAGGCTTGCCCACACCGTCACCTGTGATAAAGGCGCGCTCCTCTGCGTTGCCCATACGCACACCGAAACGGCGGGCAATATAGGTGGCAAGGTCGAAAGCAGAATCGTTCAGCAGCTCATTGGAAATCTTGATCATGGTGCCCAGCTTGTAAGCAGACAGCATGGTCTGGCCGAAGGTGGTGTCGCTCTCCGGGATCTCCTCGCCCTCATCAATCCAGCTTGCCTCACCGGTATCTTCTGCGATGGGGATCTTACGGGTGCCGGAACTGGTGCGGATGACGGTTGCCATGCCACGGAAGATGTTATTCTCTTCCAGTGCCTCCACCAGCTTCTTCTCGAACTCATCGGGAACGGTAAAGCCGCCCTCGGTGTCCTCGCCCACAGACAGGGCATTGCGGACCTCGCCGTAATGACCACGGTTGCGGATCATGTTCCAGAAGTTCTCTGCGTACTCGGCAGTGGCGGTCGGCTTGACGTCCTTCTTGGCCCCGTTCTTCGGATCAGCATGGACAGGGGTGGAAGTCGGTGCGGACAGCTGTGCCTCGATCTGTGCCTGCTGCTCCAGACGCTCGATCTCCGCGCCCAGGTCCTTGACCTCCTGCGCCATCTTGTTATACTGCTCCACGGCCTCGGCCTTTACCAGACCGTTCTCGCCGCGGTTCTTCTCCAGAAAGTCCTTGGTCTGCTCCCAGAGAGTGTTGCGCTTGGTGCGCAGTTCCAGAATCTTACTCATAGTGTTTTTCCTCCATAGATTGATTTGTGGTGATATGAAAAACAGCCTGAATGCACATCACTTCATGCACTCAAGCTGCTTCATCAGGATATTGTAGGGAATACTGCCATCCTCGGTCTTGCCGTCCATATCAAGAACAGGTTTCGGATTGGCAGTCGGTTCTGCCGGAGGGATCGGCTCTGTGGACGGTTTCGGGTCAGCAGTAAGTTCCTTCGGCTCGATGTGTTTCTGTCCCATATCTTCCGGCTTCACACCCAGACGGTTCAAGACGATTAAATCCATCTGACGGCAGGAGAAAAGATGCCCTGCCGTATCCTTCTGGAACGGCTTCTTTTCTTCGCCCTCGCCCGGTTCACTGTCGGGGTTTTCTTCCGGTTCATCGGGATTCTCCGGGTCTGCCGGGTCACTGTCCGGCTCTTCTTTCTTTGCAAAAAGGATCTCATCTGCAAAGCCCAGTTCCACCGCCTTCTTCGCATTCATCCAGGTCTCATTGCTCATGAGATTGGCAATACGGGCATGGGTCAGGCCGCTCTTTGCAGCGTAGGCATTGATGATGCTCTCCTTGACTTCGTTCAGCACTTCGATGGCCTTTTCCATATCCTTGGTGTTGCCCATCGCAACGGTGCTGGGGTCATGGATCATCAGCATAGCAACGGGACTCATCTGGACGGTATCACCGGCCATTGCCACAACGGATGCCGCCGAAGCTGCAATCGCATCGATTTTGACCGTGATACTGCCCTTGTAATCCTTGAGCATGGTATAGATCTCGGCAGCAGCGAACACATTTCCACCCGGAGAGTTGATCCAGACGGTCACATCCCCCTCGCCGGATTCCAGCTCATCCCGGAACATCTGCGGTGTGATCTCATCACCCCAGAAAGATTCCTCATCGATGGGGCCTTCCAACCGGAGGATTCTGGTGTCGTCACTGTTTTTGATCCAGTTCCAGAATTTCTTCATTGCTTTCTCCTTTCAGGTTTCCGTGGCTTACTCTCACTCAGCCGGTTATCGCTGTCAGGTTCTTCTTCCGGGTCGGTCTGTGTTTCTTTCGGCTGGTTTTGCTGGACTGCGGCTGCTTTGTTCTGCTGTGCCACACCTGCATCTCGCAGCTTCACATAGCCGCCGTTCAGGTAGTAGTCGTCACCGCCCTCCTCTGCCGGGATAAGGTCCATGTTTTCAAACCGATGCACATCATTCGGAGATAGGAATCCGTTGCTAATTCCTGTGGCGTAGCCGTTCATCCGACTCTGGTAATCGCCACGGAGTAATCCGTCCACATTGAATTTCGGGAAGTAGGTATCCTGTTCTTCTTCCAGCAGGAGATCCTTGATGATGCCCTGCTCGATGCGGACGAGCCACGGAGTCAGGGAGTGCATCACGAAGTTCAGCGACTGGTATTCAATGTTGGAGAAAGTCGCTCTGGACAGGTCTGCCACCAGATGCGGAGGCACACGGAAGATGCGGCAGATCTCTGTCACGGAGAACTGCTTTGTTTCGAGAAACTGGCTGTCCTCCGGCGGCAGGGAGATTGGTTTGTAGGCCATGCCCTCTTCCAGCACTGCCACACGATGCGCATTGGATGCGCCACCGTAAGCCGCCTCCCAGTTATCCCGGACACGGTTTGGGTCTTTCAGGACGCCGGGGTGTTCCAACACACCACTGGGCTGTGCGCCATTCTTGAAAAAGGACGAGCCGTACTTGTCCACCGCAATGGAAGTGCCGAGGCTGTTCTTCATCATGGCAATCGGTGAGAAACCGATCAAGCCATTAAAGCCCAACCCCGGCACATGAAAGATTTCATCCCGGCGAAAGTAGATGTCCTTGTTCTGCTCTCCCGGAACTTCGTCCGTGTATGCGTGGTAGATATAGTAGAGTTCGCCGCTCTCGTCACGGTCCACTTCGACATTTTCCGGCAAGAGCGGATACAGCCCCAACACTGTGTTCTTGCCATCCCGGACGATCTGCGCATAGGCATTGCCCCAGAGGAGCAAGTGGGTCATAAGCGTTTCCCAGAAAACAAAGGCTGTCATTTCCGGGTTGGGCTGACGATACAGAATCTTATACAGCGGATGATCCCGCGCCTTTTCCTTGTTGCCGTTGTCATCCGTCACCCGGTACAGATGCAGCGGCAGTGCCGCAATGGACTCTGCCAGCAGACGGACACAGGCATACACAGTCGGGATCTGCATGGCGGCTTTCTCGTCCACCTGCTCCCCGGCATTGGAACGGCCAAACACAAAGGTCTGCCCAGAATCGCGGACATTATCCGTGACCTGCGGCAGACCCTCTTTCGGCTGTTCTGTTTTGGGAGAATCCCTTGGGTTCTCGAAACCCATCCATTCCCAGAATCCCATCAGGCATTATCTCCCTTCTCCAGTTCCGGCAGACCGGCAAGACTGGTGCCAAGGGAAGCAACACCCGCCACGATAGCGGCACTTCCGATTGCCACCCAATCCACATTACCACCGGGAAGCTGTGTCACGACCAGAGCCGCACCGGTCTGGAACATCGTCTTTGCAGCGCGGATGCCAGCTGCTTTCCACCATTCTGCACTCATCAGATACTTCATAGAAATCATCCTTTCTTTCCCGTTTCTTTCTTCCTTCTTTCTCATTTTTCAAAGTGGAAAGAAAGAAAAAAGAAAAACTAAAAAACAATCATGTCACGTTCATCGTAGACGCTTCCCTGCTGCTGTCCTTCGTTTCGGATGCAGCGGTCCAATGCCATGATTGCAGCGACGATACCGTCAATCTTCTCTGGCGACTTTGCCTTGGTTGGTTTAATGTTGCCGGCCGGGTCGGTATCCACGACCACATTGCCGGCCATCCATGCCATGACCGGGTTGCCGCCGTGAACGATATTTCCTTCCATCAAGAGCTTATAGAACTCCTTGGTGGGAGGGCTCATATCCTTAAATCCTTGTCCGAAAGGAACGACCGTGAAGCCCATCCCCTCAAGGTTCTGGGTCATCTGCACTGCTCCCCATCGGTCAAAGGCAATCTCCAGAATGTGATAGGTCTTGCCCAGTTCTTCGATGACCTTCTCAATGAATCCGTAGTGAATCACATTGCCTTCGGTCGCCATCAGGTAGCCCTGCTGATACCAGACATCATACGGAACAGATGCCCTGCGCACACGCTGGGGAATCGTATCCTCCGGAATCCAGAAGAAAGGAAGCATGATGTATTTTTCTTCTGGGGTTCTGGGTGGGAACATCAGTACAAAAGCCGTGATGTCACCGGTGCTGGACAAGTCCAGTCCGCCATAACAGTCACGGCCTTTGAGGGCTTCCATATCGATTGGCTGGTTGCCAAGGTTGTAGATGTGTTCTGGGATGAACCGTGTCAGCGAGGATACCCACATATTCAGACGAAGCTGTTTGAACACGTTCTCCTCTGCTGGGTTATCCAGTGCTTCTTGGTAGGCATCTCGGACACGCTGGATCTGGATGGTCTGCCCCAGCGAGGGATTGGCTTTATACCAGTTAGCCTCATCGTGCCAGTCATCCTCATCGGTCAGACCATATACTACCGGGTAAAAGGTGTGGTCGATCTTACGGCCATTCAGCAGGTCAAGTGCTTTCATGTGCAGTTCGTAACAGATGCTTTCCTTGTCTGTGCCGGCCGTGGTGATCAGGAAGAACAGCGGCTGTTCACGGGCATCACCGGAACCTTTGGTAAGGACATCGTAGAGTTTTCGGTTAGGCTGGGCATGTACCTCATCCAAAACGAGGCCGGATACATTCAAACCGTGCTTCGTGCCAACTTCAGCAGACAGGACCTGGTAGAATCCTGCGTTGCCGTAGTTCACAATGCGCTTGGTGGCGGCCATGATCTTGCACCGCTTCAGCAGTGCCGGGGTCATCTGCACCATCTGATGAGCAACATCAAAAACGATGGAGGCCTGCTGGCGGTCAGCTGCAGCACCATACACTTCGGCTGAGGGTTCGTTATCGGCAAAAAGCAAATACAACGCCACCGCAGCAGCTAGTTCCGACTTACCGTTCTTCTTACCGATTTCGACATAAGCCGTGCGGAACTGACGGTTTCCATGCTCATCCATAATACCGAACACATCCCGGATGATCTGCTCCTGCCACGGCAGAAGCCAGAACCGCTTGCCCGCCCACTTGCCTTTGGTGTGCCTCAGATTTTCGATAAAGGTCACAGCTCGGTCCGCTTTGGCTGCATCATAGTGGCAGGTCGGAAGCATAAAGTGGCTGGGCTTGTAGTCTTTCAACTTCGGATAGTTCTTTGGTCTTGTTTCTGCCATCAACTGCCACCTCCTCCCAGCAGATTCTCCATCTCATCGTTTGCATCCGCCGGGCCGCTGTCTGAAGCGATAATCCTGCTTCGGGAGGACGGGGTCAGACCAAACTGCTCTGCAAACTTGTTCATAATCTTCAAATAGGTCTGGGCGATAGACACCTGCGGCACTTGCTGCCAGTACCCGGACGGTGTTTTCACGATGGTGCCGTGCTGGGTGATGAACTCCTCAGCCTCTTTCCATCGGGCATACGCCTGACAGTAACCGGCAAAGGCTGCCATATCGACTTCAGTCAGGATGCCGATGGCTTCCATCTGCTTGGCAAGTCTGCGCCACTCTTTCTTTGCCTCCGGCTCCAGCCATTTCGGACAGGCCGGTGCTTTCTTATTTGGCTTCGGTTCGCTAGTATTCAGCGGATGCTTGCCCGGATTACCTTCCAGTTCTTTCATCGCAGTCGGCTTTGGTTTTCTGCCTCTGGTAGCCATTGGCGTTCCCTCCTCTCCACAAAAATAGGTAAAAGAAAAGGACCTCCGAATGGAAGTCCTTACACTCTATATAAAACACATCGGATACGAGGCACAGCCCCTTCCGGGGGCGTGTGTCCTTTACTGATTAGGCGTTGGCTTCTTTCCAAGCCTCATACTCATCGACCAGTTCCGTTTCCTCGATGACCTGCCAGACTGCGCAGAAGCGAATCCGCTGCTTTTCGATTTCATCTGCCGACCAGCGTTCCGGCTGGCGGCTCATGTCGTGGTAGGCATCCATCTCGGCCTTCGTCCGAAAGAAAAGGATGTGCTTCAGCTTCAGCGTTTCCTCATTATTCCGCAGGATGTACCTCTTATCTTCTGCTGCCCTGCAAAGTTTGCCAAGGTCATCGCAGTTAATAGTCATGTCCTGCTTGAAGGCGATTTCGATGCCCACCAGCTTCTTCTCGGTGTTGGCTTCCTGAATGTTCGTGAGGTAGGTTTTTGCTTTGTTCGTCATGGTTTTGTTCCTCCGATGTGTTTTTTCTTTGGGGTTGCTTCCTTTGCTGTGACTGTATATTACCGTCTATCCGGCACACATTCAAGCGGCTATGCTGCACGATCATCTGCGCCGGTATTTGTCGGATTTATGTGTATATCCACACTGGGGAATCTCACCACAACGAGCAAAAGCTCCCATCCGGGAGCCTCGCCCCTGGGTGCTTACTGCACCCGGCTGATTGCCCATGCCATTGCGTGGCCGCCATCCTCGAAGCTCATCTCCGACCGTTCGCAGAAGTTCAAGCGGCATTCGCATTCGCAAAGCCCGGTTTCTTCCGGCGTCTCAATGAACTCGTAGATGCCTGCGATGAAGCCGCCTTTCCAGTAGCGGTCGGCCATCAGAATGTGGTCGCCGTATTTGCACACCATGCCATCCCCTGCGGTGACCTGCATTTCGAGGTGTTCCTGGGTGGTCGTGGTCTTGAAAGTGTACTCGTTCTTCTCTGCTTTGAATGTGTGTTTCATGGTGAATTCCTCCGTGTTTTCGTTATTCCTTTGGGCTTTCTTCCCTTTCGGTATGTGCATATTACCGCCCTGTGCGGAGGAATGCAAGCGGCTAAACTAGACGATCATCTGCCCGGAATATCGAGCAGATTGTACATCACTTTTCGTCTTCCGCATCCTGCTCCATGAGGCCCACTCCAACATATCCACGCCGCCACATCAGCCCCAGTCTGTGGCGTTTCTTGTTCATTCGGATTGTTTGCCTCCCGTGGCACAAGCTCCTGTGTGGGGCTGTGTCGGGCTGTCTGGGCTTATCGTTTTGCCTTGCCCAGCAGGTAGGCTTCCTCCATCGCTTTCTGGATGGCCCAGACCGGAACTTCGATGAAGTCCTCGCTGTCGCACCCACGCTCTTCGAGGTCGCCACGACTGTCCACCGCTGCCATCAGGCGCTTGGCAATCTCCAGCAGGGCTTTCTCTTCGGTCTTGGTAATATTCCTCTTCATGGTAGCTTCCTCCGCTTTTTATTGGTTTTCCGTTTCGGTATGTGCATATTACCGTCATTTTCACACACTATCAAGCGGCTATCCTACACAAAAATGAGCGGCCGGATCTGTGACAATTACTCTTGGCACTCAATCTGAATGTCACCGTAATCATAACCGACTGCATACAGAATTCTTTCTGTAAGAACACGAAGCAAGGATTCGGTATCGAACTTGGCTTCCAAATATATTTTTTCTCCGACTTGAAGCGGGACCTGTAATCTGTCTGGTTTTTCGGCCAAAAGCACTCTTTGCTTTCCATATGCCTTTCCACACAAATGCTCCAGTTGTTCATGGAATCCTATTTCGCAGTCCTGCATAACCAATAAAACGGCTTCTTTCCATGTCTTTACCTCACCCCTGCGTTTATCTTGAAATATCACTGCCAGAGGTTTTTTCCCTTTGAAATACCCACAATCCCCAATCCAGTGCTGCATAACAATGGGTGGAAAATCCTCTGCGGAAAATTCTGTGTACCTTGTTGCTTTGTAAATCAGCGAACTGATGATTCCTTCCCGGTTCTGAAGTTCAGCCCGCATCATTCTAAATTCCTGAATAATCTCTTTTTGTTCCATTTTCAAACCTCCCTGATATTTTGTTTCAGTATGAGCATGTTACCGTCATGTGAAGGTAATAGCAAGCGGCCATACCACACAAAAATGGGGAAGGCTGATCTGTTCATTATGGCAGAGGAAAAGGGCTGCCGTTTCCGGCAAGCCCCGTGTGTTTCTCTGGCTTAGTAATCTTCGTCCTCGTCGTAGTCCTCTTCGTCGTAGTCCTCTTCGTCCCAGTCATCCTCTTCCTCATCCATCCAGCTGTCGTCCTGGTCTTCTTCCTCATCCTTGAAGTCCCACATGTCTTTGGTCGGCTGGTTTCGGAGGTCTGGGTTC